CTTGGCACGGATTGATGTTCGTGGGCGTTTTACCTCCAATAAGGTACGACACGCAATCGCCCATTTGTTGGAATACTCCGCAACAACTTGTTCGCTATTTTTATACGCAATCGCCATCCGTAACCCATGGGTTAATTAACTCAATTCCAACTGTGATTTGGTAACCCGCCAACACAGAATCCAATGTTTCCACAAAGGGTTGAAAAGTAATGGGGCGTATGTATTGGATTTGGTTAAAATAATCTTGTTCCGTTTTCCATAACCCCTTTGAAAATCTCACATACAAATCTTGTAAAATGTTTGCATAGTTTTGATTCTCGGTGTATCCGTATTGGCTGTATTCGGTGATTAAATTTTCTTGTTCGTTTTCCGTTTTCAAGAAGTTCACCCGATCCGCTACCATGATATTCATTTGGATGGTTGCCACCTGGTCGGTCAATGCCACCGATTGAATTGAACAATGCATCAACGGGAATACCAAAAACGCCTTGAAATCAAATTCGGTCAATGTGCCGTGTGAGTAATTCCACCCCTCCAAATCGGCAATGTCTTTCATCACCTCAAATGCCGTTCCTATGTGATTATTGTTCATCGTTGTTTAATTGCTTTTTGTTCCATCTTCGCAATGTCGCTTTCGTAAGCGATCCACATACAAGCGGAGTGAATGGGTTTTGTATATACTTCTTCAAGGTTGAGGAAACTTCGGTTAGCAAGTCGGTAGACCATTCCAAACCATCCCCATTTTTCGGTAAGTCGTACTTCATCGACACTTCCCCCCTCCTCACCATCGCTAAATACTTCTGGGTAGAATTCAACAAGTCGATTCCTAAACTCCAAAAAAAAAGCAACGCACCAAATGCCGTGTTGCAATCCATGTCCTTAAATTCGGGGTTTAACTCCGCATTATACGGGTTTATTTCATACCTTCCGTTCTGCCCTTCCTTGGTAATGGGGCGGTACAAAACCGATAACACCTTCCAAATATCATTGGGGGTTTTTTGGTATGTTTCAATGTCGATAAATTCACCCGTTGACAATTCATCCATGTTTGGGATGAAGCCGTATTTGATGCCGTTCATTTTGAACCTCGGTGTGAACACGGGTTTAGATTCCAACATCTTGGAAATCTTAATCACACAATCTTTGAGGATGTCAAACGGGATGGCCTTCACTTCACTCATGGTCAATTCACAAAAGATGGCAACCGATTCCAATTGTCTTTGTGTTTCATCCATATCGGCCTTCAATTCATTGTACGCCAACATTTGATGCAACTTGACATCCTTCAATTCTGTGGGTACAATGATGGTTTTTGTTTCAATCATATACCCATAAAACGCCAATAATGGCGATTGTTTATACTAACCTTTCATGTAGGATGGTGTGAACCTGGGTGTGATACCTTTGCATCTCCTTATCGGTTACCAAAATGTCGGTAAATTCCCGAACTGATGAAATAATGGTGGAATGGTCAAGGTGTGAAATGTTGCCAATCTCCATGAATGTCATGTTTAGGCGTTTTCGGCAAATGTGGTTAAACATATGACGGGCATACATTGGTTTGCGCTTTCTTGACTTGGTGATAATTTGGTCGGGTGTCATGTCCATTACCTCACAAATAACCCGTAACACTTCACCCCAGGTGGTGTAATTGTTGTTGATGTCGGTTTTGGGTTGCACAATCTCCCGTTTCAACATTTTAATTTCACGATCGTGTTGTATCTTGTTTTCAACCACCAACAATCGCAGTCGTTTTATTTCTTGTTTCAGGTTGTGTATTTCTTGGTAATGGCTTGTCATATCGTTCTTTGAATTGCTTTGAATATCTCGTACGCCACTTGTGGCACAATGGCGTTGCCGTATGCTTTTATGGATTCGTTTCTCCACTTTGAAAAGGTAATTCCGTCCAATTCGGTGGGAAGCCCATCATCTCCGCCACAAATCGGGGATTCAGTTGGGAAGTTGTCCCAGGTTGTTTTGTTGTTTTGTGTATTGTCGAAACCAAGTCGTCCCCCTTCCAATTGGGTTGATTCCCCCTTGCGTTGTAATCCGATGCTGCGGGTGTTGGAAGCATCCCCATGGACATTGCTCGTGTTAGTGTTACACTGTGCATCGAACCTTCCTTCACTTGTGTTGATTTCATCGTTATTGTTGCATTCGTGGAATCCATCGCTGTTGGAGTTGGCAACATCCCTTTGTATAACATCATCGACAAATCTTCCTGTCTTCCTTTGTTGATTCTGTTCTCCCAATACTGTATTGATTTCCCGTGTTTGTGTTCTGATGCTGTTGGAGTTGGTAGCATCCCTATTTGGGCCATTGTTTCCAATGAATCTATTTCCCCATTTGCTATTCTTTCCTGACTGTTCTTCATTGATGATGCCCTTGGTGTTGGTAGCAACGAACCATACTCTATCTCGTCCGTGTGGGGCATTGACCGCCGCCGCAGGTATAACCACGGCCTGGACTGCGTACCCCTCAGATTCCAAGTCAGAATGCACCTCATCGAATACCATTCCCCCATTCCAATTAAGGAGTCCAAAAACATTTTCCCCCACAATGTACTTTGGTTTAATCTCGTGTATTGCTCTAAGCATTTCGGGCCATAAATGGCGTTCATCTTCTTTTCCTTTGCGCTGACCTGCACTTGAATAGGGTTGGCATGGGAATCCTCCTGTGAGAATGTCAATTTTGTTTGCATATTTTGTAAAGTCGCTTTTTGTAATGTCGGTAAATGTTTCTGCGTTCGGCCAATAATGTTTCAATACCTTTTGCCCAAATTCGTTCCACTCACAATGAAAAACATTTTTCCATCCCATCCATTCCGCGGCTAAATCAAAACCGCCAATCCCCGAAAATAAACTACCGTGCCTCATTATTTGTCGGTACAAATATAACAATCAACACGAAATAAACAAAATAATATCAACGAATATCATAGTTCCCGTAATTTCCACGAATACCTAATGCCATCATCTCATGGTAGCGAAGTGAATCGCAAAGGTGATCAACACCAATTGCGGTATTGGTTGTTCGCCCCTGGGCATCACTATCCCAACAATAATTCCGCAGTTCCTTAATTAGGTTTGTTGATGTGGATGTAACCAAATACGATTGGGATTGCATGATTTGAATTCCGTAGTTGATTGAATCTTTGCCCTTGGTTACGCCCTTAATTCTTATTCCATACCTCCGTATCTCATCAATTGATTTTGGTTCAGCGGAATCCGCATAAACGGGAACATGGGTGGGTAATGCCCTTGCAATGTCCGAATTAAGCATTCCCGTGCGGTATGCGACCTCATCAACGATTCGTTGACCATTGTACTCATATACGGCCACAATCGCCGTGGGATCGTTTGTGTAACCGAAATCCACACCACAACCAACCAATCGTGCATCCTCGGGGATTTTGTCGATGGTTTGCCAATTGCTGAATATAACCCCTTGCAGGTTTCCAATCTCGCCAAGGCCATACACCCGCCACCAATTGGCCCAATAGTTTGATGTTTCCGCCCTATCCCGTGCCTTTTCAATTTCGTTTACAATTGATTTGTCCAACGCTTCATTGTCTTTGTATGTTAGTACAATCATTTCCGCATCCGCATCATTTACCAATTCACTATCCACCCAAAATTCCGCCACTGGGTTGTAATCCAAGTATATGAATTTACGGGTACGAATCGCCATTTGGTAGTATGATTCCCAATCAATGTTGTTGCACTCATTTACGAATAACACATCACGCCTTGCACCCCTTAACTTTTGTGGTTGGTCTGCGGAAAAGAACTCGATGTATGAATCGTTGGAAAAGGTATATGTCAATGATGATTTGTTCCACTTGTTGGCATCGTACATTCCCACCATATCCATAATTTTAAGGAAATCACGGATGGCACCCCTTCGCAAATGCGGGATGGTTTCCGATACCACAGATATTTCACACTTGGCGTTTTGAACCGCGTATGTGATAAGCATTGGAATAATGGAAAAGGTTTTTGAACTGGATGTTCCGCCCCTCACAATGCGGATCCGTTTACGGAGTTTCGCTATCTTGGTTTGTGCCGTGGTCTTTTGCAACATTACAACAATGAAATCTGTGGTGTTTCTTTGGCATAGTTATCAATCAATGCAAAATTGATATGTGGTGTTCTTGCCCAATCATCGTTGGTATCAATCGGCATTTGTTCGGGTACCTCGTATTTGGATTTGAATATAGTTACATTTTTTAGTTCGTGTTGGTCGATTAAACTATCCAACCTCCCACCCCGTGATGCGGTCAATGTTAAATTGTTAGGTATTTCACCCAACCTTTTAATCCAATAGTTCAATGATTTTGTGTAAGCCCAAAACTCAACTTGTGGGTTTTCCCGTGCAACCTCTAACCACATATCAAAATAATCTTGGTTGTAAAAATCCCCCGCCGCATGGATGCGAATTGCCTTGCACCCTTTTGGAATTTGTGGGATACCACCATTTTTTGTGTATTCAAAGTTTTTCCACCGATGTTCGCGTACACCTGGGAATCGTTCTGGCCCCGCCGCATAGCATTTGTATTGCCCCCTATGAATGTCAAATTTGCCCGTGATACGATCCACAGTTACTTTGCACTCCATGGCAAATGGGCAAGTGCTACCCGTGGGCAAGTTCCATTCGTAAACCACGCCACGATAATATCGTGTATTTTTCACAAATTTCATTTGTCTACATCTAAATTGATTCCGTTAAAAATTGGCTTTTCCGTTGTAACATCAATTTGTTGGGTAGGCATTCCAAATCCCGAATCCATCAATTGTTTGTATGCACCCACATCCCCTTTCCTTGCCTTGTGTATCATTGCAAGGGTTATCAAATCTTCTTGGCTTAATTTTTCCAATTCCCCCGTAATGGGGTTTTTGGTGTCTTGCATTACCTCCAACCATTTACGGGCGATGGTGCTTCGGTTCTTTGTACCTTTTGGTTTCCCGTTGGGGTTTCTTATCTCCCCAGGTTGTACGGGTTTCAAATAATCTTTATTTGCCATAATTACATATCATTTACATATCATTCTTCGGGTGTCAATGGTATTGGCATCCAATACAAAACATTTAATCTTTGGTTGGTGTGGTAACAATGCCATTCACCATCAAAGTACACGGCCACAAATGGCATCATTCGGTTTGCAATTGCCAATACGGGAATTTCCTCAACGGGTAAAATTCTTTCGGGTGTTCTCCATGCTTTCATGTTGTAAATTCTAACGCTTCTTTGTAAGTGTCGTAAAATGTTTCTTCTCCGTTGTAAAAATTGGTTACCAAAAAGTCAACTTGATGCCCCATGCAAGAGCAAATTGAAATTCCATTTTCAAGGGCTATGTAAACATAACCCGAATTAGCGTTAAACCCAACTTCCATGATTTCTTCCGCTGAACATTCATTGGCGTATGCCATGAATACTTTTGAAAATCCTTTTGCTTCGCAGTAGGCAATTGATCCTTCAACGCCGTTGATTGTAATGTTGTTTGTCATATCTGTTCTAATTTAATTGTTTCAACTTGTAGTTTTGCAACACACTTTTTGTCATTCATATAATGGCAAATAACTTCTGATGTTGTTGCGTTTAATTGTTGTAAAAAAACGCCCACACATTTCATGTTACCAACTGTGTTTAATGACCATTTAACTTGTTGTCCGATTTCCATACTGCAAATATATATTTTATATTTCAAATAACAAAATTATTTTAACTCAAAAGATGCAGTCATTCGCATTGCAATACCTGCCTTGCCCATTTTATTTTGACCTCCTTGTATTCTTCCGTAATGGTGGCAATTCCATAATACAGATTTTTTTAATGCGTATATCAAACTTGGTGCGCTTGTATTGATAGTATACCGATACCCCCATTTTTTGTATTCAATTCCTATTTCTTGTAAAAATTTAATCCCAAAACCTACTCCTTGATAATCGGGTAAAATAACTAACCTATGTACTCTTTTTTGGCCTTTCATCCTACTGGGTTGTGCCATTACGCTAATGAACCCAGCAATTTGGTCATTTACCATTGCAATGTAAACCGATGCGGCGTTATTATGAGAATGGCTCAAATAATGATACTTCGCAAACATTTTCCAGATGCTTTTATCTGCTGTGGAGTATATTTCAAACTTGATGCTTGGTTTATTTTTTTTTTGCCCTTCAAAAGATTGAAAGGTCATCGTATCGGTGTTAAATATCCAATCGGGTAATAACCAATCTTCCACATCAAAATGACAAGTAACTGCGATAAATTTCTTTTTTGTTTTCCTTATTGCCTTTTGCATTGCAAACGATCCAACTTGTGCTACTTGTCTATCTACTACGGATGTGAATTCATCAAATACAAACAACTCGGTATCCGATAATATCGCCCTGGCTAAATCACAACGCATTTTTTCTCCGTTGCTCAACACGGCGTATGGTTTCAACCAAGATGGTGGTGAACTAAACCCAACTGAATTGAATGCCTTTGTTATTTCTTCAACTGATTTATCTTTTGGCATATCATCCAACACACATTCACCGTTGTAATCAAATGTGGTGATGTATGCGTTTTCAAATAGTTGTTTGGCAATGGTTGTTTTACCCGTTCCACTTTTACCAACTATCAATCCAATTTGCCAGTTATCATCGATGTCAATGTTTCCCGTGAATCGTTCTTCAATTTGGTCGCTTTGTAAATCAAATTTACCAATGATTGATGCAACACGAAACGATTGTTTTGGTTGACTGCGTTTTACAATGTCAAAATTCGGCATTCGTACCCCTCCTCAATTAGTTTAATGTACGCTTGTTCTTGTGATTGTTCATCTTTACAAATTATTTCAATGCGGAATGATGATTCAATTTTGTCCGATAAATCATCGGGTTCTACGCTGTCAATAATTTTTGGAACTTCCAACCCCCATAAATCCAATTCCTCTGGGTTCCAATCGTTTGCCAATGCATCCCAATCCCATTCACCAAATCCCACATTGTCTTTGATTAAAAATTCCCGTTCTTGTTCCTCTGTTAGGTTTTCCGCTTTGATGATAGGGATTTCTTTCAATCCGATTTCTTGAATGGCCTTCAATCTCATGTTCCCGCCCAACACTATCATTTCATTGTTCACCACAATGGGGCGTATCTCCAACATTTCGGGAAAGTCCTTAATTGATTGTACTAATTTCTTGAATTTGTCATCCTTCAAAATTCTGGGATTGTTTTCATTCGCATGAATGTCCGTTGTTTTTACCCATTCTATATTCATTTGTTCATTTTTATTTGGTGTGTGATAATTAAAAAATCTTTGTGTTGTTTTTGATCCCCAAATTGGATGTGGCATTTTCTGCAAAGGGCTTGTAGGTTTTCAATTTTATCGGCTTCCTTGCTTCCACCCATGCCACGGCATTCAATGTGGTGGATGTCAACCGCCTGGCTTCCACACACTTCGCACGGGATAAAATCGGATGTGTCATACCCAAAATAATTCAAATAAATTTTTGTATGTTTTTTCATTGTTGATTCCCTTTTCGTATAACCTAAACGC